CAAGCATGGGCTTTAGAGCCTCATAAACCGGCTCCGGGACATAAGCAGCCTCATCTATGTCTAGGAAGTCTAAGGCGTACGTTCTGAGGTATATACCTGTCTTTCCTGCTGGGAGTGAGTAGCAAATAGAGCCTTGATTGCTGTTTCAGAGAAAAAAGAGGGCCTAGGATGGGAAACTTTCCTCTCAACGCCATTCGGAAAGGGCGGTTTCTTCTATCATAGCCATCATAGCTCAGATTATAAGCAATTCCACGTATCAAGCGAAGATTGCCCAAGAATAAGCAAAAAGTTCCTGCAGAAACAGAAGGCGAGGATGACAAAGGCTCTATATGCGCAGGAATACCTAGCAGAATTCCTAGATGAATGGAACCAGTTCTTTCCCACAGACCTCATAAAGAAGTGCATGACAATAATGAACTGGAACTATAAAGAAGAATACCGGCCACAGCTCCCCTATTATCTAGGAATAGACCTTGCAGGATATGGAGGGGATGAAAACGCCTTTGTAAGCGCAGAACTAGACAAAAACAAGGTAAGAATCGTGAGAGTTAGGAAAACAGAGAGGATGCCGGCCCCAGATACCATAGGAAGAACAATAAAGATGGATTCATATTTCAAATACAGAAGAATCTTCATGGATGATGGGGGCCTAGGCTCTCCAATAACAGATTTAATGAAAGAACATCTTGGAAGAAAAGTGATGGGACTTAACAATTCCTCTAAGAGATTCCAGGAACAAGGAGAAGATAAAAAGAGAGGAATATTCAAAGAAGACTTATACGCAAACACCTTAATGCTGATGGAAACCGGCAACCTGGAAATAATCAACGACATGGATTTATTGCGCAGCATGAAAAGCATCACGTTTGAATACAGCGCAGATAAAAAGCTAAGAATCTTTGGAGACTACACACACTTAACAGAAGCTTTGGTAAGAGCCTGTTGGTGCATCAAAGAAAAAGGATTGAATCTTTATGTTTATTGATGGAGGTAATTAGCATGGTAGAAAAAGAAAATGTAACTTTGATAGAACTAAAGAAATTAGAAGAAGTATCAGAGAAGATTGGAAGAGAAATTAGAATGCTATCAAGAGCATTCAAGAAAATTGCAAATGGAGGACTTAGAAGAGAAACCATAGTAACTTTGTTGCATGAATCTTCCCATGTTGGAAAACCAGACATTAGAAACATACTCGAAGCATTTGAAAGTCTGGAAGTAGATTATACAAAAGAGGAGAGTTAAAAACAAAGAATTTAAATAATCCGTTCACTTTACCTAGCCTATGGCAGATACAGGCATCTTTGCAACCACCGCAGAAGTCCAAAGAAAGGTAGGAGCAAATGTAAGCGCAGTATCAAATGTAGAAGCTTTCATAAATGACTACATGACACAGGCAGAAAGCCTTATCAATGTAACAATAAGATTCAATTTCAGCGACGTCTATGGAACACTCAACGCAGATGTAAAGGGAATACTTAAACAAGTTTCATCTGACCTAGCTGCAATATATGTAATTCAGTACGACATGACAGGAATGACCCTTAGAGAAGCAGAAAATAGAATTAACATCCTTAGAGATTCAGCGCAGAGAGGCTTATCAATCCTAAGAGATAAAAAACAAGCAACATTTATTAATAACGCATAAAATGATAGAAATACCAGAAACTATAATTCAACCATATGAAGAAATAGAATATGTTAAACAAAAAGATGGAAATTATAAGAGAGTTGTAACAAAAATTAAAGCAAATTATAAATTAGTAGATGTTGAATAATGACACACACAGAACATGACTTCAAGAAATTCCCAGAACTTACAAATAAACAAATTGAAGAGTTCGGTTTTGAATCTCCACACGAACAAATTACGGAGGACTTTAGAGCCACAGTGGTTCGAGTACATGACGGCGATACGATTACATTACGAACCGATTTCCGAGACTTCGACTTTCCCTTACGTATCCTAGAGATTGACGCCCCTGAAATGAATGCAGGGGGAGAAACAGCAAGAGATTGGTTAAGAGGTATGATATTAGATGAAGAAGTTGAAATTAAAATCAATAAGCAGAATAGGGTTGGTAGATACGGAAGGCTGTTGGGTAAAGTGTCGTCCTTGGGTATGGACATTGGTGAAGCTGAAATAAGTTTAGGATATGCAGTTCCATTTGAACAAGGCAAAGAATCACAATTAGAACCAGTAGATAAAATATTTAACACAAGACAATGGCTAACTTAAACGAAGAAGATAAGAAAGATATTGAAGACTTCAAAAAAAAAGTAGATGGAAGAGATAGAGAAAACGCTAAAATAGAATGCCTCAAACAAATTGCAACAGCACTCACAATCATAGCAAACAAACTAGGGAGAAAATTAAGATAGATGGTAATTAATACAACAGGAGGAAATGTAATAACACCACCCCCAGATAATATACTACAAAGCTTCCCAGATGCAATAGCAGGAAGAAGCATAATAACATATCAAGGAGCAGCAGCAGAAGGAAATCAGTTTGTATTAACCCCAGATGGAGGAACGTCTTATCCACTTGAACAATCAAGCACTAGTTCTTATAACCTAAACTTTGATATTACTATAAACAAAGCTACCATATTTGCAGGACTATGCACGCTAGATATTAGAGCTGGAGCATCAGTAGGAGCAGGTTCAGCAACATACACATTTGTCTTTGCCGTTATTCATTATGATGGTTCAACAGAAACAGAAATAGGAACAGCTACATTTGCAATCACAACTTCATCCGGAGAACAAAGAAAAGTTAAGTTATCATTTGATATTACTAGAAAGATATTTAAGATAGGAGATATTCTAAGACTAGAATTAGATGCTTCAAGAGATGGAGGAGCTTCAACAGTATTCCATCACGACCCAAATGTAGCAGGTAACGAATGTATATTAAGAATGCCTGTAGTAAACCTAGAATAAAATGCCACAAACAAATATAGACGAAGCACAACCTAGCGACCTAAAAAATACAATGGTTGACTTTTCAGTAGATTCAGAAATAACAGATGCAGCACAAGGAGACGTTGAATTCAAATTTCAAATAGAAGATTGGAGCAAGAACTTAGGATACTATAAAAAAATACCAGAACTACAAACAGCGGTTGATGCAAAAGCGAATTGGACAATGGGAGCAGGTTATGAGGCTGATGTCCCAACGACTATTCTTTTAAATTCTATAACAGGAAATGGAAAAGATAGTTTCAATTCTATTATCAGTAACATGGTAAGGACCTACACTATTGCAGGAGACGCATTCGCAGAAATCATAAGAGACGAAGACGGAGTTCTTATAAATCTTAAACCTCTTGACCCAAGTTCTATGATCATAGTTTCAAGTGGAAAAGGAATAATAACAGGATATGAACAATCAACAAAGGCCAAGAAACCAAACAAAGAATTCAATAAAGAAGATATATTACATTTATCAAGAAAAAGAATAGCAGACGAGATTCACGGTATTTCAATAATACCCGCTGTAGAAGAAATTATCCTTGCCAAAAATGAAGCTATGACAGATTGGAGAAAAGTTCTTCATAGAAATGTAGCACCCCTTATCATATGGCATTTAGACACAGACGACCCAACACAAATAGCAGCGTTCAAATCTAAAGTAGATAATGCTAAGAATGATGGAGAGAATATGTATATTCCTAAAGGAGTTGCGATTCCTGAAATAGTTTCAACAGCACAGAACGCCACACTTAACCCCCTTGCATGGATTAATCAACTAGGTGATTACTTCTTTCAGACAGTTAATGTTCCACAGATAATTGTTGGTAATGCAAAAGAGTTTACTGATGCTTCAGGCAAGATAGTTTATTTATCCTATGAACAATCTGTCAAAGGAGAACAACTTTATGTTGAAGAACAATTATTAGGACAAGCTAATATTTTTATAAAACTTACATTCCCTGCAAGCTTACAACAAGAGGCCCTTTCAGATACACCAAACATGGAACTAGAAGAAGAACCTATTGAAGATGCAACACAACCTAATGACACTAAAGTAGAATTACCAGGTAAAACTTAAATGACACACACACCGTCAACAAGCAAAAAGAAAAAGAGAATAGTTCTTAGCAGACAGGACCCTAAAACTGGCAAAGGAGTTCCAACTAAAAAAGGAGCGGCAAGAAAAAAAAGAAGAAAAGGAGTTAAAAGAGCTGTTGATGTAAGAGGAAAAGGAGCAGGAGATTTTGAAGGAGTTAAAGTAACAGAAGGAAGAAAACCACAACCTAGTATATCACCAGCACCAGAAAGTAAATTAGAATCAACATTACAACCTACACTACAACAACCAACACAGATTCAAGAACCAATACAAGGACTTAAACCAGACTTAGGAGCAATAGCAGCAGGAGTTCAAGTATTACCAGATACAGCAAAAAAAGTTGCAATAACTGGCGGAATAATATCAGCAGGACTTGTTGCAGGAGGCCTAGGAGGATTCTTTTTAGCAGGAGGTTCAGCCGCAGCAGTTCCAGCAACAGCAGTTGTAGTTGGAAAACCAACAGCAGTTGTAGCAAGCGCAGGAACAGCAGGAGCAATAGCAACAAACACAGCAACGTTAGCAGCTACAACAACATGGGTTACAGGATTAGCAGCAAAAGCAGGATTAATAGTAGGTGCAGGAATAGCTGCATCTTCACTTATAGTAAGCGCCATAGGTTCTTATCCATTTGCAGGATTCATAAAAGAAGAATCATTACAAACTTTAGGATTTGCTATAACAGCAGCAAAACAGAATGATGATGTTGAAGGAGGCAGAGCAGCAATAGCATTTCAAAAAGAAGTAT